AACATCGACTATTCAAAGATGGCCGCACACGCGGGCATCCCTCCTGAGGTATACTTCGCCAACTTAAAGCGTGTCCAGGGCGGAGCTATCGACATCAAGAAGTACCAACTCGAATATCAGAAGACCCAGAACCTCTACACTGCTCGGTTTCCTATGCACCCGAAGCAAAAGGCGTTCCTGATGCTCCCGCAGTTGCAAGCTATGGGTGGTGGCTCATCCGGCACGGGGAAGGCCACCCCTAACTACACTTTGATCCAGACGCCTACCGGGCCTGTGCCTATGGGAACACTTCGTGTGGGTGACTACGTAATTGGGTCAGACGGAAATCCAACCCGAGTAACCGGCGTGTACCCCCAAGGCTTGAAACCGTGCAAGCGCATCCTTTTCACGAACACGACGGTGGACGCCAGCGACGACCATCTTTGGACTGTGCAGCGTGTTAGCCACGGTAAGCGGGTGTCCCGAACGGTAAAAACCGTAGAGTTGCGCGCAAACCAGAAGCGCGATCAACTTCCTATGCTATCCGCTCCTACGAAATTTTCTGGTGTGGACCCGGAAGGAATCACGGGGTATGAGTTAGGCTATTTCCTAGGAAACGGGTATGGGCATACGTACCTACGCCCGGCTCTTGAAAAGCTCGGACTTCTATCTGGTCAACCGAAGGACATCCCTGCCAGCGCGCTGCACGCCAGCCCTGAGTTTCGTGTAGCTCTCCTGCAAGGCTTGATGGACTCCGACGGTTCTGTCCGCGGTAGTCGAAACAGGCTATGCTTCTCTACCACTATTCTCGACCTAGCCGAGTCGTTCGTGTACTTAGTGCAAAATCTCGGAGGGACTGCCAAGGTAAACACAAACGACCGTGTTGACCAGACCCACAGTGTGAATGGTAAAGACTACACACGCAAGTCTGTGGAGTACGAAGTCAGCTTGAAGTTACCGACGTGGGTTAGCCCCTTCCGTCTGGCGAGAAAAGCCGCCCGGTTCACGCGCACTCGTTGGTGTCAGCCGTTCTACACATTTCGAAGCATAGAAGACATCGGAGAGCATGAGTGCACGTGCATTTCCGTGGAAGCGGAAGACTGCCTCTTCGCGATCAGCAACGGAGTCCTAACGCACAACAGCCAACTACTAGTTAATGCCGCACTGCAATATGTGACGCGGCCCAACTACCGTGCTCTCGTGTTGCGCCGTACGCTGGGGCAACTTGCTTCCCCCAACTCCATCATGGACCGCACGTTGCGCACGTTGCAGGGACTACCATTCCAGTTCAATCGGCAGAGTTACGAACTGAACTTCCCGTCCGGTGCCGTCATAAAGTTCGGGCACATGAATACGGAGCAAGACAAGTTCCAGTATGACGGCCCCGAGTTTCATGGCATCTTCATCGACGAAGCATCTCAGTTTAGCCAGACGCAGTTAGAGTTCATGTTCCTGCGCTTGCGAAAAACTGTAGATGACCCCATCCCACTCCGGTATCGGTTAGCAAGCAACCCCGGCAACATCTCGCACATGTACCTGCGAGACACATACGTGCTCAACCAGGGAAAAAACCCGGACATCGCTTATATCCCGTTTTACATCGAGGACAATCCGTCTATCGACCTGGAGCAGTATGAAAAAGCGCTGAAGAACCTGGACCCGCTCACTTACCGCCAACGCCGGTTTGGCGATTGGATGGCCACGCGTACGGATGCCGTGTTCCAGCGTGAGTGGTTCAGCACCCAAGACATTCCTGTATCTGGGAACTGCCTTCGTATGCGCTTCTGGGATTTGGCTGCGACAGATCCTAAGGCCAATACGGACCCGGATTACACGGTCGGCATTTTGCTGGCACGGGATTCCGTCGGCAGGTTTGTTGTGGAAGACATGCAGAGGTTCCGGGCGAACCCCGCGATCGTGGAACAGCGCGTTATTGGAACGATGAAGTCCGATGGTGCTAATGTGTACCAACGGATTGAAAAAGAGCCTGGCGCGAGCGGAAAGTCACTGATTCACCACTTCATTCGGTCCATGCCCGGATACAACATCGCCGGCGTTACTCCTGGTGGACCTAAGCGCGCCCGCTGGTCGCCTTTCGCCGCGCAAGCCAAGGGTGGGAATGTCTGGGTTGTAAGTGGCCCTTGGGCGTCAGACTGGTTTCAAGAAATTTGTGGGTTGACCGGAGACGGCGACCCACATGATGACATCGGGGATGCCACAGCCGGAGCGTTCAACACGATGGTTAGCGAATTCTTGCTGAGCACGCCTGGGCTTTCCAGGTTATAAGGAACATTTTGCGTATACACAAACAGATCCGATTAAGCCTAGAGCTTACAGGCAAAGACGGGAAGCTACGAGAGATCTATCCTCTCATCATGCAGAATGTCCTGCGGTCTTGCCGATCGTTCAAGGCCGCTGATCCGGGTACCGCCACGTTTGAAGACTTTCTAAGTTCTGCGGTTGTTCGCGTTATGCGAGCACACGCGCGGTATGACCAGACTACAACTCTGGCCACGTTCATGATACCCCACATAAACGGGGCGTACCTCGATTTGATGCGCTCGGAGATGAACTACGTTAAGCGTTATCATCCCTGGGGCAATGAACACACACAGAGGCAGGACCCCAAGGGCGGGGGTATTCCCGAGTTTGAAGCCGGCCACGACTTCACTATTCTGCAAAAGCAGTTGTATGCCGCCCTGCCACATCTCACCGCGCTGCAACGTGCCGTAATCTATGGGCGGTACTTCAAAGACCTGCCTATGGGTAAAATTTCTGACAAGCTGTTCATCAAGCGAGAAGAGGCAGATGAAGCCCACACTCGCGCGTTAGAGATCCTGCGGCGAAAGATAAAGCGATGATCGTACGCCCTCTGACGCTGGTGCAAGCAAACCTGTTCATATCCGAGTGGCACCGGCACCATGCGCCTGTCCAAGGTCACCGCTTCAGCCTAGGTGCATTCAAGGGTTCAGACCTGGTTGGCGTGGCCACTGTTGGCCGACCGGTAGCCAGAGGCTTTGACCCCACCGTAGTTGCCGAGGTTACGCGGCTAGCCACAAACGGGCACTTTAACGCGTGCAGCTTCCTGTACAGTGCAGCAGCCCGTGTTTGTCGAGAGATGGGTTTTGACTCGATAGGGACCTATATTCTCGAAGAAGAGTCGGGGGCCAGTTTGGTTGCTGCTGGGTGGAAATTTTCTCGTACAACGGCTGGTGGTACATGGAATAGTGCAACGCGCAAACGGCGTACTGACCAGCCCCAGCAGCCCAAAGAATACTGGAAAAAAGACTTTAGGCGATCTTAGTAATTGAATGCGACTTAGCTCCATAACCAACCTGCTCACACCCAAGCGCAAAAACCGCAGCAATGCGTGGCTAGCCAGCTTGAACCAGTTATACGGCTCTACCTCCGGGTTTGGGTCCGGGTTTGGCATCCGCACAAATCTAGGTGCGCCCATATCGTACGAGCAGAGCATTCGACATGGTGTCAAGCAGATCGTTTGGATTCGGGCGTGTCTCGAATACTGGGCGACATCAATCACGTCGGTGGACTGGAAAGTCTACCACAAGCACACCAACACCGAGATTCGAGATCATGAGATAGAGCGCCTGATTAAGAATCCCAACGCATTCATGACCAAGCGGGATTTGTTCTCCGTCATGACATACAGCCTGTTCCTTGCGGGCGCGACGTACACCCACAAAGTTCTTGTGACTGATCAGAAGAAGACCACGAAGACAGGGATGAAGGTCCGTGAGTTATGGCCGATGCGGCCAGACTGGATTGAAGTGGTCACGTCTCCCAACCAGTTTATTGCCGGCTTCCGCATCGTGTCTGGTATGGATGCAGGAGCGCCAGACAGCATTACGTTCCAGCCCAACGAAGTCCTCTATCTGCGGTATGCCGACCCGCTCAACCCATACAGTTCTCTATCTCCGATATCTGCGGCTGTTCGTGCGATTCAGAATGAGGACGCCGCCCATACCTGGAACACAGCCCTCCTGGAAAACTTTGCACAACCTAGCGGAGTGTTGTACACCGATCAGATGGTTATGCCGGCCGACCGAGAAGAGTTGAAGGCGTCGGTAAAAGAACAGTACTCTGGCGGGAACATGTACTCTCCCATGGTTCTGTGGGGCGGGCTGAAGTGGCAGCAGACAATGATGTCGCACACTGACCTGCAATTCACGCAGGGGCGAGAGATCGCGAAGCACGAGCTTTGTGCAATCTGCCAAGTACCCGCTATTCTCGTTGGTGCTACCCCCGACCCCAACTACTCCAACGCACAGACGGCTCGTCTAAGCTTTCTGGAAGACCGCATGGTTCCTATGCTGGACTGGATGGCTGACTCGTTCAATGCCAGCATCACACCACACTGGGGCGACGACATTGAAGTTCGCTACGATCTCACCAAGAACACTGCCATGA